TCGGAACGACCCCGGCTACTCCGTTTGCTGACAGCTAATCGAAACCCTGACTAGGAGGGTCGATTATGGGCATGCAAACTGATGTCAAATCGAAGTACCTTGCTGCCGATGGCGTGATCTTTGCGGGTCGCGCCCGTCTCAAGGGGCTTACGGTTGCGGTGTCTACTGCGGGTGCGGCGTTGATCATTTACGACAACGCATCCGCAGCTTCTGGAACCAAGGTGATCGAAGTCAGCACTGCTGTTGCCGGGGCGTTCAATGTTCTAATTCCGGGAGAGGGCATCCTCGCCGAGAACGGTCTTTACCTCGACATCAACGGAGCCGCTGGGGTCACTGCCTACTACGGGTAAACCATGCAGGCGCAAGCGTCATTTGATCTAGCTGGACGCAAGCTGTTTATCGCCATCCCGGCGTATGATTTCAAGGTGTCGGTCAAGATGATCGGTGCCTTGATTCATTTCTCCCGGAAGGCGGCAGAGCATGGCATCGGGTTTGAGATCGGCACCATCTCCGGATGCTCTGTCGTATCTCGGGCCCGTAACCTTCTGGTGAGCGACTTCCTCGCATCTGAGTGCGATACGATGTTGTTCATCGACGCAGATATGTCATTCAACCCTGACGATATCTTTCGGCTTTTGGCTTGGAGCCAGAGGAAGAATATCGTTGGCGGCATAGGGTGCGCTAGGAAGTTCCCTCCCACCTACTACTCCAAGATGGATCAGGATGAGGAAGGCAACATCGTGATGGATGCGATGGGCCTTGTCCGCGCCAAGAGCATTGGCACCGGATTCATGATGATCCAGAGGAAGGTGGTTGAGGAGCTTGTCCGCGCTCACCCTGAGTGGGAATACTACGACGCCACTGCCGATCGCAAGCTGCACTCCCTGTTTGATTTCAAATCAACCCCGGAAGGATATATTGGGGAAGACTATCTGTTTTGCGAGAGGGCGAGGAACCACGGTTTTGATGTGTGGATTGATCCAACCATCAAACTTGGTCACTTCGGAGTCCACGAGTTCCAAGGCGATTTCGGTAACGACATACTGTATCCGATGATCGATAAATATAAAGCTGCCGCCTGATATATCCGACATGGAAAATAAAATTTATTTGAATGGCCGAAAGGTGTTTATCGCCATACCCGCGTACGACCACATGGTTCCGGCGGATATGGTTGCTAATTTCCTGCACTTCGGCAAACGAGTCCGCGATTTTGGCGTTGATTTTTGTCTCGGGTTTGCTAAAGGATGTTCGCTAGTTACGAGCGCTAGAAATATTCTTGTTGATAAGTTTCTCAAATCCGACTGCGACAGCATGCTGTTCATCGACTCCGATATCTTGTTTGACCCGGAAGATATCTTCCGGCTTCTTGCGTGGACTACTACTAAGCATGTAGTTGGTGGCGTATACGGCGCAAAAACGCTCCCTGCCAAATATTACCTTACGTTGGATCACGACAATGATCGCCCGATCATAGACGAAATCGGGTTGGTTAAAGCAAAAGCTATTGGAACTGGATTCATGATGATCCAGCGAAAGGTCATCGAAGATTTGATTAAAGCCCACCCCGAGTGGGAATACCTCGACCGAGTCAGCAACACAAAACTTTTCTCGGTGTTTGATCTCAAATCGACCCCAGAAGGCTATTATGGGGAGGACATGCTTTTTTGCCAACGCGCCCTTGATCGCGGGTTTGAAATCTGGATTGACCCAATGATTAAGTTGGGTCATTTTGGTATGCACGAGTACAAGGCCGATTTTAATAACGACATTCTTTTCCCGATGATGAAGGCTGCGGAAATCAAGGAAGAGAACGAACCTCTGAGAGTTGCGTATGGCTAAGAGTCCGGCATGGCAAAGGAAAGAAGGAAAGAATCCGAAAGGTGGGCTGAACGAGAAGGGGAGGGCGTCCTACAACGCCGCCAATCCCGGAAAGCCCGGCTTGAAGCGGCCTCAGCCAGAAGGAGGCCCTCGGAGAGACAGCTTCTGCGCTCGTATGAAGGGTATGAAGAAGAAGCTGACTTCGACGAAGACGGCGAATGATCCGAATAGCCGGATCAATAAGTCCCTGCGAGCATGGAAGTGCTAGGCCATGGAGATGATGCTTTGGAATGCGGTGCTATCGTTCTTCGTGGCAGGAATGGCAATGATGCTTAAAGGCAAGATGGATGAGCTTAACCGTCTCAGCATATTGCTGAACAGAACCCGTGAGGAGGTTGCTCGTGAACATATCACTCGCAGGGAAGTTGACGACAAAGTTGATCGCATTGTTGAACGCTTTGATGACGGCTTTAAACGGCTTGAAGCAAAAATTGATGACCTTGCGAAAGCGCAAAGGGGATGAACATGGCTCAGGGCTACCGTAAACCTACTGAAGAAGAGCGGAAGAAACTGGACGAATCTCGCGATGTCATGAAGCGCGGGATTTCTGGTGAGGGAGATTTTCTCTCGCGTATATCCTCAACCATGAGCAAAGCGGCTCGCGATGACATGCGGCTGGCGAAGCGGATGCGCGAATCTGTGCCAAAGGCTGCTCGCGAGTATGAGGCTTATGAGCAGGCTGGCTACAAAAAGGGCGGTCAGGTCTCCCCCGCCTCCAAACGTGCTGATGGCTGCGCACAGCGCGGCAAGACAAAAGGGCGCATGGTATGAACGAAAAAACCAAGGAAATGCTTGCCAATCTGAGCCCGGTCTACGGCATTGCTACTGGTCGCGGCATGTTTGGCAAGATGGCAGACAAGGGCCTTCTTGGTCTTGGCGCTCGGGCATTGGCTGACAGTGGCCAGCGCAGGACTGAGGAAAAGGCCATGCAGGAAAAACTTATGCAGCAAGGGCTGGCCTCCCAGAAAGCTGAAACCAGCGCTGCCGCACAGCCTGCGGCTCGCATGAAGAAGGGCGGCTCTGTCTGCGCCGCCTCCAGACGCGCAGATGGCATCGCGCAACGCGGCAAGACGAAAGGACGGATAGTATGAAAAAGAAAATCAAGATGCGTCGCTATCGGGAAGGCGATCTGGTCGATGAGGATAGCCCTGAGTCGCAAAAGGTCTATCGTTCTGATCTGAGTGAAGTATCGGACGAGGAGCGTATGCCTCGTTCCATGGCCCCGGTGATGCGCAAAGCGGCACAAACCGAGACGGCTCGCAGGTCTGCCGTTCAGGCCCGGGAAGAATCTGCACCGGATACCAGCCGCTCCCCCTCGATGACCGAGTCCCCGAGGAACGCGATCGTAGGGGATGGCAGGTATCTTGACTATGGCAACATCAAGCGAGGAGCTATTCGTCGCGAGCGCAGTGATGAAGAAAAGGCTCGGAACGCAGAAAACACTCAGAGGCTTGGTGAAGCTCTTGCTACCGTTTTGCCTGCTAGCCGAGTAGCAAGAGGTGTTTACGGTGCGCAAAAAACCGCAAACATGACCAGACGCATGGGTAATGCAGTGAAGGCTTATGACGCAGAAAAAGCTGCTGCTGCTGGTGAAAGAGCAAAAAAACTTGAAGAGCTTAACCGAAATGCTGCTGCTGCTCGTGATCGCGCAAGGAAACTTCAAGAAAGTCATAGGGAGCTTACCCCGACCGAAGCGGCCCGTGCCGCGAGGATCAGAGAGCGTGGTGAGATGGAGTCCATGCGCCAAGGTAAGTCTTTTGGCGATCGGGATGTAGGCCACAAGCGCGGTGGCAAGGTCAAGAAGTATGCTGCGGGCGGCTCCGTTTCCTCAGCATCCAAGCGGGCTGATGGCATTGCGCAGCGCGGCAAGACTCGCGGCAGGATTTTCTGATGCCAGCCGTATCCGAAAAGCAGAAGCGTTTTATGCAGGCGGTGGCTCACAATCGTGGGTTCGCCAAGAAGGTGGGTGTCCCACAATCCGTGGGTCGTGAGTTCTCTCAGTCAGGAGGTGGTCAAGTGAAAGAGTCGAAAGCGATGATGAAGAAGGAAGTGGCCTTCATGAAGAAGAAGGGCGCTCCCAAGGCGATGGTCAAGCATGAGATGGCTGAAGCTGGCATGAAAAAGGGTGGTATGGCCAAGCATGCCAAAGGCGGCAGCGTCTATCGTCGCGCTGCTGACGGCATCACCCAGCGTGGCAAGACCAAAGGCCAGATGCTCAAAAAGGGCGGCATGGCGAAGAAGTACTGCTGACCATGATGCCATCCCGTGGAATGGGGGCCATTAACCCCAAAAAGGTTCGGGCTATCAAGAAGCGGGATGGCAACGAGCCTGTTAAGATGTTTAAACAGGGTGGGGCCAGCAAGGTGAACGAGGCTGGCAACTACACCAAGCCGGGCATGCGCAAGGCGCTTTTTGAGCGGATCAAGTCTCAGGAGGTGCAGGGCACCAAGGCAGGCCAGTGGTCAGCCCGCAAGGCCCAGCTTCTGGCCAAGCAATACAAGGCGAAAGGCGGCGGATACAAGGGATGAAAGCTCCCCAGCAGAGTCTCAAGGCGTGGACTGCCCAGAAATGGCGCACCAAGTCCGGCAAGCCCTCCAGCAAGACCGGGGAGCGGTATTTGCCGGAATCCGCCATCAAGTCTCTCACCCCGGCTGAATATGCCGCCACAACCCGCGCCAAACGCGCAGGGAAGGCCGCAGGCAAGCAGTTTGTGCCTCAGCCACCCAAGGTGGCCAAGAAGGTGGCAAAACACCGTAGGATCGTTTAAAGGCCCATTATGACCACATCCGGAACCGTAACCTTCAACCTCGATCTCAACGAGATCATCGAGGAGGCTTTCGAGCGTTGCGGGCAAGAGCTTCGCTCAGGCTACGACTTCCGGACTGCCCGGAGGTCTCTGAACCTCCTGACCATCGAGTGGGCGAACCGGGGTATCAACTTCTGGACTATCGAGGAAGGTTCGATCGCCATGGTGACAGGGCAGGCGGACTACAATCTGCCTGCCGATACCATCGACCTTCTGGAGCATGTTGTTCGCACCGGCACCGGTCAGAACCAGCAAGACCTGACCATCACCCGGATTTCCATGCCGACCTACGCCTCCATCCCCAACAAGAACGCTCAGGGCAGGCCGATTCAGGTCTGGGTCGATCGCCAGTCTGGGGCCAAGTATCCCCCGGGTGGCCAGCCTGACGGGACGGACGTAGCCACCGGCATCGACTACCCGAAAATCCATGTCTGGCCTACCCCGAACTCCCCGGGTAGCCAATACACGTTCGTCTATTGGCGGCTCCGCAGGATTCAGGACTCCGGCACCGGCACGGCTACGCAGGACATCCCGTTCCGCTGGATTCCTTGCATGACCGCTGGCCTCGCCTACTACCTGTCCATGAAGATACCGGGCGCTGAAGGGCGCTCTGTCGCCCTCAAGGCGGTCTACGACGAGCAGTTCAACTTCGCGGCTGAGGAAGACCGGGATAAGTCCCCGATCCGGTTTGTTCCCAGAAGGATGTTCGTCGGGTAATGGGCAATCGGTTCTCATCCGGCAAGAATGCAATCGCAGAGTGCGACCGCTGCGGGTTTCGCTTCAAGCTCACCAAGCTCAAAAAGCTGACCATCAAGACCAAGCAGGTCAACATCATGGTCTGCCCGGAGTGCTGGGAGCCTGACCAGCCGCAGCTTCAGCTTGGGATGTATCCGGTTTACGACCCGCAGGCTGTTCGCAATCCCCGCCCCGATACCAGCTACCGGCTGTCCGGGAACAGTGGCTTGTTGCTTTCCCCCTCGGATGTTGGTAGTCCGGAGGGGGGTAGCCGTATAATCCAATGGGGGTGGGCTCCTGTTGGTGGTGCCAGAGCGAACGACGATGGCCTGACCCCGAACTACTTGGCCATGACCCTGTCGCTGGG